ATCTACTGATAATGGTGGTTTGAGGTGCCAATCTAGTTCTTTTTCTGTCTTTGGTGGTGTGTCTATTATGGATTGTAGTTGTTCTAGTTGTTCGGTTAGTTGTTTTAGTTGTAGATTAATACCATCTATCTCTCGTTGGTATTTCTCTTTGAGTTCTTTGACCTTTCTCTGATGTTCTATATTGGATATATCAGGCATAATCTTATGGGTTTAGGTCGATTGTCTGTCCACGATGGACTACTGTTCCTGTTGTATTTGATACTTTATTACCTTCAATTGTCTCGTTTACTGTACCCTGTACCTCAACATTCATATTACCTTGTACTTTAAGATTATAATCACCTCCTGAGTTGATATTAACATTGCCTTTAGTTGTTACTAGGTTGATATCTCCATCATCACATTGTATGTTGACATTAGCACCGGCCCCTATCTGTATGGTATAGTGGTTGTTTTCACTACCAGATTTGTTGATGAATAGTTTAGAATGACCTTCTACTGTTATATTTGAGTTGCCATTGATATAATGATTATGTCCATTATCTAGTTCTGTATGTAACCCTTTTATAATAGTTGTTTGATTTCCTGTATGGTCTATCTCGTAACCTGTACCACTTCTATGTCTTTCGTGTATTCGTGTGGCGTCTGGTGTATCATCATATTCTTTAATGTGTCCTGATTCTGATTCAAATACTTTGTTATATGGGTATACAGTTGCATAAGTTGTGGTTGGTTCATCAAAAGTGCTACCATCATCAGCAGTTAGAGTTGACCCACCAGCACCTGTAGCTGCGTTAAAGTCGGCAGTTGGTATGCCGGTAATTCTAGCTGACTTTCTCGTTGTTAATGATATGTGTTCTTTGTCGTTTGCTGTACTCGTTACCTCCTCTTTTGAAAGTATCCTATCATCAACGCCTGTTGTAAGTGTTGTAGATGATGTATCGTTAACAGCAAGTCTGTTTGTATCTACTTCTAATGCTTTTGGATATACGCCATCTGGGTCATAAAATCCTTTAGTTGTATCTGCAAGTTCTGTTGATAGACCTGGCATTGTGCCTAATACTACTGGTTCTTGTCGTGCCTCACCATCTCTAAAGAATCCAAATACCCATGAGCCTGTTACTAAAAATGTAGTATGACCTAAACCTGATATGCCTGATGATGTTACAGGATGTATTACTTGAGCCCATGGTAAGTCGGCAGTTGGCAATATGTTCTTGTCTGATGTGTGAGTACCTAATATTCTTGCTCTAACTCTACCAAGTGTTTGTGGGTCTTCTCTATCTTCTACAACACCTACCCACCAGATAAAGTTGTTAAAACCTAAAAAGTTATCATTCATTTAAATTTACTCTCTTGGTTACTTGTTGCAACACCTACAATAGAATCATCCAAGTCGTATTGTTTGATATTTGCCTTTGAATCATCATATTCTTGTGTCGTAAATGTATCTATTGTCTCTTGTGGTAATGGATTCATGTAAGAATCTTTTATACATTCCATCTTTGTAAAGTGTTTCTTCTCTGCAAAGTCGAATCTATGTCTAACTGACTTAACAAGATATCTACCTGACATAAATGGGTCTCTGTCTAATGGGTTTGTATCATTAGCAGGCTCATAAGATGGAGCGTCAAATGCCACCATATCACCTACACTTAAACCTGTAAAACCAGGCACATCTAAAGATAATATTTGTGTTTCAAATGCCATATGATAGCTTAACTTTCTAGGCAATAATAGTTCTTGTGGTGCTGGTTCATATTCATTAAACATCTTTTCTGTAGTTGATAAGAAATGTAATACACCTTCTGGATAATCTGATACATACTTATCATTGCCAAAATTTAATCTAGGTGCTAATGATTTATTATCTTGTTTGCCACCTTGTCCATCATGTTCTGTATGATGTGATAGTTCATATTCATCTTGATAATTAAAATCTAATTCTGAAAAGGTTTTATTAAACATATTATGTGTAACTACTCGTGAGGCATACATACCTGTTCTATAGTTCTGTAATGTATCAAATTGTTTATCTATGCTAAAATTATAAACTTGTTTCATCTGTTCTATCACATCTTTCTTTGCACCCACATTAGCAGGCTTTACGGCAAACTTTGCTACAACAGGTCTTGCTTTGTCTCGTGTCAACGCTAACATATTTTCATAACTTCTAAAATGAAATCCATCAGCGTCCTCATAGAATGTCATACCTGGTGTATTGTGCAATCTACTATATGATTCTTCTTTTAACATATCTATTGCTTTGAAGGGTCTTATTCTTGGTATTACATATTGGTGATTACTTTTAGTTTCTTCTAGATACAATGCCTTCTTACTTTTTAAATGTGTTCTAACAATGTCAAATATACCTTTTTCTGTTACGCCTTTATATGCCTGACTTATTCTAGTCTGTTCATTTGATATCATTTCTTTACTACAGAAATTTAATTTATACATCTGACTTCTAGCTGTCTGTTCACTTCTGCTAGTGATATTGTAGATGTACATTGGGTGACCTGACTTAGCAGTAAAATCATAACCTCGTGAACAACCAGGTGTAAATAATTTAAATTCTACTCGTTCAAATCCTGATAATGGTAAATGTGTGGGTATGGCTTGAGCGTCAAGTAATATTAAACTGCCTGTTAAGACTTTGTTTTTAATACTTTCGTAAATGTTTATTTCGCCTACAAGATTGGTGATATCAATTTTTTGAGGTACATCTAAGACTTGTGTTCTATATGAAGTAAGAAAAATCTTACCTATAGTAAAGTGTCCTGGATATTCTAACTTGTTTCGGTCAATTGTTCCATACATAATATTATCTATTTAGAAGTGTTTCAAATTCTTCTATAAATGTTGCCAAGAATTGTGGATTTAATAGTCTTATCTTTCTTTTTTTGTCTTGTAGTCGTTGTTCGTATTCTCTATTAGATACAGGAGCTGAACCTGCTACTGTACTATTTACTTCTATTTTGTGTGAGTAATCATCTGGTCCATTGCCTGTCAATTTACCACTTGATTTTGTAATCTCGTAATGATGTATGCCATCTGGATTGGCATATTTGTTTGTAATAAACAGTTCAAAATCTTGGTCTGATAGTGGCCAGTCATAATATCTATCTGTAATACTATTGGTCATTAATATAACCCAATGATAATCAGCACTACCAAAATGTTTGTATGCTGTAGTTTCAGGTGATTCGCCATTAGGTACCTGATAATATTCGTATAATGAAAATTCATTTAATACTTTTTCTCTAACTTTTACTCTACGAAATAAATCTGTTACAAGTTTTTTATTACCATCACCTTTGATGTCATAGACTGATGTTGGAAAGGTAGAAAAATACATCTTAATATCCTTGTGCTATTGTTTCTTTAGTCATAATTTCTGTTTCACTAAATTGTAATGACATGGTGATGTTTGACATTGGAGCACCTTGACTATCACCTTTAAATGATTGTACTTCATCTCCGGCTGCATAATTGACATCCATATTTGTCAACACACATCTCGATACTCTAGGCACATATGTGTTTTCTTTTGACCTATACATGTACATTATTTGAAATCTAGATGGTACTATAAATCTAGCTTCTGAACCTTGAGCAAATTCAGGGTGCATATGAAACTTAAATAAGTTTATAATTTTATGTACATCATCTTTTTCTTTTACATTTTTTGGAATAAATTGATAATCAAACTGAAACTTTCTAAAAGGTACAGATTTAAATGTTTGTTCTAACATAGGGTTGGTTGCTGTGCCTGTTACTTGTTGTTGTATTGCTGTAGAAGCTCCACCTGTAATCATATCTCCAATTGTACCTGCTAATCTTTTACCAGCTTCTAATACTGTTTCACCTAATCCAGCAGTCATAGCTTCAGATATACCTGATGTTTCAAGAGCAGTTCTTACACCCATTCCTATCATGCCTGTTTCTACACCTTCATATTCTACACCATATTGAAAGTTCAATGAAGATTTTGGTGTATATAAAAGTATTGTATCTGATATGTTTGTGTATCTATCAAATGTTTTTGCGAAACCAGAATTTGGTTTTCTTATTCTTTTATTGACTTGTGTTTGTTTTAAATCAAATACAGATTTAGCTGTTGCGTTTGCTAAATCTAATGCACCTAAGTCGCCACTAAATAAATCTTTACCACTTAATTTTTTTATATTATTGCCATCAAATTTTGTATACTTAAATGCCGATTGTTGTTCTGTCAATACATCAAATATAACATAATGACCATCACCCATGTTTCCAGCTTCTTGTGGGTATTGTACTTGTCCATATTGAAATGGATTCTCTTTCATATGAGATGAAGGAGTTGCTGAATCTAATTCTAATGGTGATTTATTAAGTAATTTAGCAGCTATCTTATTGTTTTGTACTTGACCTGTGATTGATGAAGCAAAGTTGCTTATCTGACTACCAATGCCGGCAGGTAGATTACTTTGCACTGCTTTTACTATACTATTAATTTTAGATGTAAATGCCATATTATCTCTCTATTTGTTTCTAATATTTATACGATAAATAGTAGTATGATATCATCAAAACGCAATAAAACCTATAAAGCACCTCATAAGGGATTATACAAACCTAACAATCCTAAGAAATATGTTGGTGATAGTAGGAATATACAATATCGTTCTTCGTGGGAAAAGCGATTCATGATTTATTGTGATAAAAACCCCGACATTGTAGCTTGGGCAAGTGAAGAAATGTTTGTGCCATATAAAAACCCTGTTGATAATAAAATACATAGATACTTTCCTGATTTTATTGTTAAGACATCTAATGGTAAAAAGATGATGATAGAAATAAAACCCAAAGCGCAATGTGTGAAACCAAAACCTCGTTCAAGAAAAACTAAACAGTTTGTTAAAGAGTGTGTTACATTTGCTACAAATCAAGCAAAATGGAAAGCTGCAAAAAACTATTGTGATGATAATAATATTGAATTTAAAATTGTAACTGAAATAGAATTAGGTATTAAACCTTATTAACCTGCACCTAATAACTTAGCAACAGTATCATCACTATTTGCAACAGGACCTGAAGCAACACTAACAGCATTTGTTTGAGTATTCATTTGTTTATTGTCATTAACATTTGTTACTACAACAGGAGGTAACATGCCCATATCAGCAGCTCTTTGTTGAAATAGGTCTGCTTGTCGTGTCATTCTACTATCAACCATGTCTTTTTGAGTTTTAACATCTCGTATTAATGCACTACCAACATCACCACCAATAACTGATTCACCACCCAATCTTAAATCACCACCTACAGCACCACTTGCTACTGCGTTTGCTACTAGATTTTGACCCTCTGACAATTTTGCTTGAGATTCTGTTTTTTCTTTTTCTTTAGATGTCTGTACTCTATCAATATTAATACCAGGTATCATATTGACTAAATCAATAACAGCATTAATAATCATTGTAAAAAAGGAATCTATATTGTCAAGTATAGTTTGACCCATATTAGAAAAAGTTTCTTTTATTGATTCATAAAGGTCTGGGCCAAATGTTTTTATTGTTAAAATAAATCCTGCAATAGCTGTTGCTAATAATACAAATGGGTTAGTCAAAAATGATAACTTATCTATTAGAAACTGTTTTTTACTCAAAGCAAATTTTGCTTTATCTAGTATAAACTCCTTAGATTTTAATGCAAAATTTTTAACATTCATAGGTATCATTTTCTTGGTAAAATCAAATGCCTTCTTACCAAGTGCATATGTGTCTTTCGCAACATTAGCACCTTCGGTTAATGTGTCTTTAAAGAAATTAAACCCATCTTTTACAGCGTTAATTGGTGCCATTACACCATCTTTGATTGTATTAAATAAATCAGACTTAAACCCTTCTTTTCCTGCATCATTGCCAATATCATTTTGTGGAATTTGTGATTTTAACTCTTGTATTTCTTCTTGCTTTTCTGCTTGTGCTTCTAATTTAGCAATGTATGTTGGAGGTAATAATCCCTTTTCTATTTGTGTATTGTTTATCTGTTCCAATGTTGTAGAATTTTCATTAAATTCCTTTTGTATACCTATGCCACCCTTAACACTATTGGATAATTCTACAATAGAATCTTTGAGTGATTTCATTACATTCAATAAATCTTTTTCTTGTTTTATTGCTTGTTTATCAAGGGCTAATTCCTGTTTAGCAATTATGGTTGCTTCCTCTAATGACTTAACAGGAATTATAGTCTTTAATGGTGAAGTTATACTTTCACCAATTATTTTAGCGTCTTTTGCTGTTAAGATAGCCATTATCTTCTTACTAAAGAACCTCCAAAATATAGCCCAATGATTGATGAGACCACATGTGTGTCAAGTGGTGTGATAACAAGTCCATTTAAAGGTTTCCATGTTGTCATTTCTCCACTACTTGCAAATATCCAGAATCCTTGTTGTACTGCCTCTGTGTAACCAACATATATTGGTGTATCAGGTGAAATTAAGAATACAAGTTTAGGTAATACTAAAATTGCAAATACACACATCAGAGCAATCCATCTCCTTGTGTTCTTAGTAAATGCATCCGTAACATCTCTTGCCTTATCTATTTGTTGAGCTGCAAAACCTGCCCTCTCCATCATCATCTTTTGTTTTTCTGCCTCATCTTTACCCTTTTGTGCCATGATGGATAATATTCCACCAAGTACAGTTGAGGCACCCATACTAATAAGTTCCATTGGTATCATAATTATCTTCTCCTATTTTTTTCTCTCTCGTATTTTTCGTTTTCTTCTTTAATATAATTCTTTAGTAAAGATACATAAACATCTCTTTCCCAAGGTATCATATTTTCAATCTCTGTTATACTATATTTATGATGTTGCATAAGGGCAAAATTCGTTTCAAAGTAAGCCTCTAGACTATTATGGGCAAGGCTTATGCGAAAAAATCATTTATTCCTTGTAATACAACCTCAGATTCAATACCTGTTTTAGGGTTTTTTACTTTAACTTCATGTCTTAATCTAGGCATGGTTGTAAAAAATCCTTGTACCCTAGCAAAAGCTGTCTGTTCTAATTCTTCAAAAAATTCTAACATCTCCTTTTCTGTAGTGTCTTTCGCTGGGTATATTTTTTCTCCCTCAAATATGTGGTCAACACAATGTATGACCATTTTCATGATACTGTCTACATTATTTGTATCAACATCATTTTTCATAAGGTCAATAGTAGGATATTTAAAAACTACACCAAGTTGTCTGCTTTCATCAAATATGATTCTATTGGTATGAGAATCATCTACTTGAACATTAACCTCGTTCAAGTCTACTTCAACATCAGCATATGTCTTTTTATCATCAGGACAAAGCACTTTTACTTTTTGTACTTCACCTACTGACTTAGCCCTAATATTGAGAAATACATACTCAATATCAAACATTGGTGCTTTTGCAACATCCCAATTACCAAATGTACATGATTCGCATATATCGGTAACTGCTTTTACTATACCATTATTCTTATCTTCTTCCATTGCCATCAATAAAAGTTTTTCTTCTTTTACTAGAAAAGGTCTATATTGTATAACCTTATCTTCTGATGGTAATGTCAATTCATATCGTGGACTAGCCACTTTTGGTAATGCCATACTATACTCCTATTATATAACTATAATCTATTTATATGTTTCTTGGTGGTATAAATCCACCACCTAGACTAAATGGTGGGAAAACTCTACCACCTGTAATGTCTCCTATCGGTATTCTTCGTTTCAAATCAGATATAACATCTCGTCCAGCTCTTCTTAATGGAGTTGGCAAGTAATTTAATAATCCACCAAGTGGCCCACCACTTTTTACTGTTGGTACTTTAAAGTCTGGAGAACCTACTTCTATTTGGCCTGCCTTGTCTATAAAGTAATTTACCCAATATCTAAATTTAAAAGTAACTTCAAATTCTTGTAAGTCGCTTGTTTCATGTGAATATGATACTGCACCTACAGTAGAAGGATAACAATCTATTAGACTGACTGCATATGTTACTTCATCTCGTTCTTGAGCACTTTCAAAACTACCTAATTGAAATATTTCCATTGGTGATACATAATCATCATAGTAGTTTACATTGAAAGAATTATTACTAAATGCACTTTGTTGCCATAGTTCAAAATATGTTCTTTCTCTCATAAACTTATCACAATAGAAACTAGCAGTAAATTCTGCACTTTCTATACCTTGTACAAAATTTCTTTTTGGTCCATATGGTGCAAACTCTACCATTTTCATTTGTCTTTCTGGCATATTAATTTCTTTACAAAATGCATGGACTCTTTTTTGATTGGCCTGTTCTACAGCTCTTAATTGTGATGATGATGAAAACCCAACATTTTCACTTGAAATCTCATCTGCAAACTGCACATCTCTTTGTGATGGATTTAAACTATCTAATACAGGATTGTTAAAATCTGTAATGCCATTTATACCTTTTGGCAAATTAAATGTCATATAGAATTTAGACTTACGAGCAAAACCTTCTGCTTCGTTGACCATTGATTGAAATCTACCTAATGTAGATTCTTTATTAGTACCTTGTCTTTGATGAAGTCTTGGGTCTGTTTCTACACTATCTAATGATGTATCTCTTGATAGACCGATTCTTACATCTCTACCAAATATTCTAGTGCCTCCTCTGAGTATAGCTATGATGTCCCTCCTGATGAAAGTTCTTGTTTCCACCATCTTCTTGCTGTTTGTCTACATACACCTAATTCATCTGCCATATGATATAAACTCTTATATGTTTTACCCTTATAAATTCTTGGTGTTCTATGTGCTGATGGTTTGCCCCACATAGGATTGTTTTCACCATATTTTTTGTTTTCTTCTTTTTTCATTGGGTTGTTTTCAATCATCATTTTTCTAACTGTTTCTTTTTGATGTTCTGACTGATTTTTACCATACATAGGATTTTTTTCTTTCACATCATTAGATGTTAATCCATGTGTACCATATATCCAATTCATACAATTATCTTTTTGTATATGTTTAGCAATTAATCTTTTTTCTGCTTTTCTCATATCTTCTACATTTTCATAAAATGCAATTATCTTTCTCTTTAATTTGGTTCTGTCTTTGATACTCCTTACCCAACGGCCAGAACCCATATAACCATCATTCAACCTTTTAGTAGAATGACTACCGATATAATATTTATTTTCATACCTTGTTACATAAATTAAATGATACATTAAATACCTCTACTCTGCCCATACACATAACTTGCACTTCTCTTGCGGAACTGTTGAACCGGAAGATAAACTGCTGTTGGGGCATCCTGTGAATCAATTCTTAAAAAACCAGAGCGAACATGTGAATACAGATATTTTTTAATTGTAGGTTTTACCCTTTCTAAACCTGATACTCTTTGATAGCTTACATCTAATTTTGTTGTACTATCAAATTTATTATTCGTAGCAAATCTTTGTAATTGATTTAACATTCTAAATCTAATCATAGGCGATACATAATGAAAATTAATACCCATAAACCCACCTTTTATTGCTTCTAAAGGCAATACAAGTGGAAATGTATCATAATATGGAAGTCTGTCTTTTGTTTTTGGGTCATAGAAAAATAAATTCAATCTACCACCAGAAGGTCTTTGTAATATACGACCTTGATTCATTAACTTCCTTGCTGTTATCTTGTCTGCTAAACTAGATACAGCATTACGATACCAGGTAGCACTCTTTTTTATACCACCTGTTCTATCAGATATTTTATCAAATATTGATTTTGCCATGTTACTATTTATACGGAAAACCCAGCGATTTCTCGCTGGGTCCGTTCCTTTTAAAGTGAGAGAGATTCTACTCTTGAGCTAATTTACTAAAATAGTCCAATGAATCATCTTCATTGGTATCACTAGCCATAGGAGTAGCACTTTGTGTAGGTACTGGTGCTGATTCTGTTGCCTGTGGGAGGTCGGTTTGTTCAACAGTTTCAGCTGCTTTAGCACCACTAATAACCCGATTCAGTTTCTCGTTGAGTTCATCATAGGATTTAAAAGCTTCAGGTGCCAAAAACGGTTGCAATTTGTGTTGCTTAGACCAAATTGCCTTTATGTCTTCATCTGATTCTGCAATTTGACTTACTGAA